CGAAGATTTATACCTGATTTTATATCTCAAACTGGTAATACACAAGTTACATTACAACTAAGAGATTTTCCAAATGATAGTCAGGCAAGTTCTGCACTTGGACCATTTACCGTAACATCTTCCACAAAAAAAGTAGACACACGTGCAAGAGCAAGAGCTATCGCATTAAAGGTAGAAAATACAGCTGCTAGTCAAAGTTGGAAGTTAGGAACTTTTAGATTAGACATACAACCAGATGGACGTAGATAATGGCAAAGATAGTACAAGTATTAACAAGACCAAGTCAACAGTATGATTTATCAACAGCAGAGGCACAGGTTAGAGATCTTGATGCAATTGTAGAAAAATTAAATACAACATTTCAACAAGAATTAAAAGACGAGGTAGAGGCATTTAACTTCTTTTTACAATAATGGCTAATAGTTTTATAAATAAAAAAGCAGATTTAACGACAACGGATTTAACAACACTATACACGGTGCCAAGTTTTAAAACAGCTGTTTTAAAATCATTATTAGTGTCCGATGACTCTGGATCAGGCACAACAATAGATATTACTTTAGTTAATTCAAGTGGAACTATATTTAATTTATTTAAAAGTAAAAGCATTAGTGGAAATGCAACAACAGAACTTTTATCTCAACCACTTGTAATGGAAGAGAGTGAAGTGTTAAAAGTACAATCTGGCTACGCAAATAGGCTGCACGTAGTCGCTTCAATATTAGAAATACAGCCAAGAGAGGTAACATCATAATGAAAGTAATAAAACCAAAAGAGATTATAACAACAATAACAAATATGAAAACAGGCGAAAAATATAAGGATGATGCTGAATGGAAAGCCAAAGGTATACCAGAATCTGACATAAGAAAAGATGTTAGAGTGATCATGCCAAGCCTTGATTTATTTGGAGAAACAAAATAAGGTAGATAGATGGCCATAACAAGAGCACAACAAGCAAAACAGATGTTACAATCAGGAGGTGAAGTATTAGGACCCCTTGGTGAGAGCGATCTAACAAATCAACTCTCTCCTGGAACAATTGGAAAAGGTCTAGCTTTTGTATTAAGTGGAGGATTAACTGGTGGTGCAACTGCTATGGCAAAAGAATTGGCAAAACAAAAAATTATAGATGAAGCTCAGAAAAAAGTTGGTGATGTTATACGTCCAAGACTTTTAACACAAGTAATGCAAGAAGATAATAGAGCTAGAGGAATTGGTGGTTACCAATCAGACTTTGCACAGGACTCAGATTTTATGGGAGGTAAAGGCACAGCTGCTGAGATGGGGTCTTTTGCAGATGGTGGTAATGTTGTAGGCGGTGAGTTTGATTTTGAATCTGCAAGACAAATGTATGGTTTGGGTAAACTTGTTAAGAAAGCAACAAGAGCTGTTAAGAAAGTTGCAAAATCAGATTTAGGTAAAGCTGCGATAGCAGCGGCAGGAATATATTATTTAGGTGGTGGTTTTGGTAGAACCTCTGGAGGATTTAAATTTGGTAATTTACCAGGATCTAGTTTTTTTGGTAAAGGTAGTTTGAATCCTTTAAAAATGATGGGAACAACTTTACCTGGTCAAGCCACACAATTTACATCTAGCCCATTTGCTAATTTAATAGGTGGTAAAGTAGGAGCAGGTATATTAGGAACATCAGCACTAGCAGGTTTAATGACACCAGAAGAAGAGGAGGAGGAGTCTCAAGCTCAATTAGCTAAAGCATATGGAGAACCATTAGATTTTAAAGCTTTAAGACCTTATGGACCATTAAGATTTGAAGGTGTAGCAGCAGCTAATGGTGGTAGAATACAATATCAAGAAGGTTCTAAAGAACCAGTAGCAAAGAAAACCATGCCTCTATTAGATATGGGTGGACAAGAGATGGATTTAAGAGAAGAAGGTGGTTTTGTTCCAATAGGACGTATGGAAAAAGCAGACGATGTGCCTGCAAGATTATCTAAGAATGAGTTCGTATTTACAGCAGATGCTGTAAGAAATGCGGGTGATGGAAATGTAGACAAAGGCGCAGAAGTTATGTATAACATGATGAAGAACCTCGAAGCCGGAG